AAGCATATATAAGTATTGCAAATGGAAATTATACAGGTATTGTAGTTAATAATTTTGTTGGTGGATATGTTTCTTCTGAGGCAGATGCTTATATCCCTTGGACTATCACACTTGATTCAGGTAGTGAAAATTCTGTATCTGTATCTGTATTTAATACTCTTAATAGCAGTAATTACAATTCCTATGCTCCTACTCTTACAGGTGGTGGTGCTTCAGGAACTTGGGGAATCAGTATTACAGGAACTGCAGCAGGAGAGACGCTTGCAACTGTAACGGGCAGAGGTGCAACTACTACTAGTCCTATAACTATTAATGGAGGAGGCAGCCAACCTTTAACTCTAATAACTTCATCAAGTGGTCCTTGGGCTATAAATCTTTATAGGTCTGATATAGCTAGTAATACACGAGTTTTTAATAATGGGGGGTATTGGTATTTTGAACATAGACCTCAGTTCAATGGTAATTGGGCATTAGATGCGGGAAACTACAACAGTTACGCTCCAACCTTGACAGGTGGTGGTGCTAGCGGTACGTGGGGTATCAGTATCACAGGTAATGCAGGATATGCTAGTACAGCAGGGGATGCAGGTTCTTTAGACGGTCTTGACTCTACCGACTTTATGCGTAACTACGGAATGTTGAATAATACAGATGTGTATGTCAACTTCAGAGTGATGCGTAATAGTAATACATCTGCTGTTAATGATGGGATGTATATTGGTTATGCTAATAGTAATAGCGGAATAACAAGAATCTTTGGAGGTGGTGCAACGACAGGAGAACTTATTAAGTACTCGAACTATACATACGAGCCGGGTTCATTCCGCGCGCCTTATTTTTATGACTCTGATAATACAGCTTATTATATAAAAGCTAGTGGCACTTCTTATTTATATAATGTTGGTTCTTTCTACTTAAAGAATAATTATGCTGTAAGCACAGACCATCAGTATGGGATATACTTTGCATCTGATATGGATACTGCTTATGCTATTTATCGTGAATCAGGTGCTTGGACTAGCCCTTTCCCCGATCTTCGTATATCATTCCATACAGGGATTAAGATTGGAGCAAACGCAGGTTATAATGGTGTAAGATTCTATAATGACTATACGATGGCTACCCAAGTTATGTCAGTCAATAACGGGTCTGATGGACTTGGTGCAAATAACGTATATGTCAATAACTCACTAGTAGCAGGCAGCTCACTTCGCGCGCCTTACTTCTACGACTCTGATAATACAGGTTATTATGGTAAGTTTTCAGGTACGTCTAACTTAAATCAGATAACTGTAAATTACATAGGAGTTGGTCAGGGCGTTAATACAGGGTATCGCATTATAACAAGTGGTGACTACTATGCTAACGCGGGTGGTAACTATTGGGCAGAAGGAAGATTCAAGCAGTATAGAGGTTCAGGATCTTGGTGGAATGTCATTGATGAAGGTAACTATTCATCATTTGCAGTACCTATTTCAGGCGGTATAAATATGACAGGGTCATATGGTTTAAATGATAGCAGACTTTATCTAAGAACCAATGGAGATACAAACCACTATTTGTGGAATGCTTCAGATGATTGGGAAGAATTAGGGGCATATGCAGGTACAGGATTCAGAGTTACTAGTAATAATGGATCTAATGGACTATTGTATGTATATGGTAGTTCTAATGGTGGATATACATATTCTCCATATTCCTTTAGGTCTCCTTATTTCTACGATTCAGATGACACAAATTACTATGTAAAAGCTAATGGTGAATCTAATCTATGGAGGTTTACAGCAGCTGCTATGACTAGAAATGCTATAAACTATCTAAGCATTAACTCACCATATACTACACGTCCTAGTCAGGGTGTTGCATATCAAAATGGAACAATGGGTTGGGGACAGATTGATTTTAATACTATATTTTCTAATTGGGGATCAGGATTTATTGATACGTGGAGTAATCCGGGTAATGCACCGGGTGGATCATCTCACTATGTAGGTTTACAAGGAATGCACTACAATTTTCAGAATAGTTCTCAAGGATATGGTTTTCAAATGGCGTGTGCAGGAGAGGCTGACAATAGATTCTTTTGGAGAAGTGCTTGGCCCAATTTAAGAAGTTGGGTAGAGATGATACATAGTGGTAATATTGGTTCTCAGTCGGTTAGCTACGCATCATCTGCAGGTAACGCAGATACGCTTGATGGGTATCACGGATCAAATTATTTAGGATTTAACGGTAACTCTTATTATCAAGCAAGTACTTGGATTCAGTTTAATACAACTGCTGGTTTATATTGGCCCTCTTATAATGGCGCACATTTATATGCTAATGATGGTAGTTATGGGTCTATTAAAATCTTAGGAAGTAGAAATGGTTGGTATGGAATAGAGTTTGGAAATCTAATGAATCTGATGGCAAACACTAACGAATCAGGTTTCCATAACAATAACTACGGTTGGCAGTTTAGGTGGAATGACGGAACGCTTTATTGTCATAAGAATACTTATGGTGGTGGAACCTCTGCTGCCGTTTTAGATAGCAGCAACTCTCCATATGCTTGGAATATGAATCAGTATGTGAGAACATCTGATAGCCCAACATTTGCAAATGTGTATTCGACAGGTGATGTTATAGCTTACTACTCAGATGAGAGATTAAAAGAAAAGAAAGGAGCTATTGACAATCCTTTAGAAAAAATTAAGCAGCTAAATGGTTTCTACTATGTAAATAATGAGTTAGCTAAATCTTTTGGATATGAAGATAAAAAAGTTCAAATAGGTCTTTCAGCTCAAGAAGTACAGAAGATATTTCCTGAAGTAGTTACACTAGCTCCGTTTGATACAAAGTTTGATGAGAATCAAAATCCTATTGGTTCTAAGAGTGGAGAACATTATCTGACATTAGATTATGCAAAGCTAGTTCCATTATTAGTAGAGGCTGTTAAGGAACAACAGAAGGAGATTGATAAGCTTAAATCAAAACTTAGTTAATATGGGGTATTTACCAAATACTAACTTAGCTATTACTCAAATCAATAGAGAATATGTTGTTGGGTCAAACTCATTGGTAACAATAGGAAACTCGGCAAATGTATATCTTCCAAAAGGAAGTAATCCATATGCTATGAGTACTTACAGGGGACAAAGAATTCCTCCTGCGTATATTACATATTCTCAAAATGATGGAGGTATATGGGATGGTTGTAACTATTGGGACGTTGTTTGTTGGATGGAAGGATACTCACCCGAAGGTAATTATATAGATCCTGACTTTGGATATGTTGGGGCTTATTGGACACAGAATGGATGTAGTGGATATTCAACTAACACCGAGCGTGGATGTGGAGGTGGAACTGAATTAACTTTTGGAGGTGGTAGTGGTACACAGTATGCTCACGGTAGGTTTACTATGAAATTAGTGAATGTTATGATTCCTCAATATACCGCTTTTTGTACGCCTGTATATTTAAGTATATGGGTAAATGGAACTAGAGTTGCTTGTGCTAATCCTAATGCATATGCTGAGACAGCTGTAGTTTATTATTTATATTGCGAACCAAATGGAAGCTACAATGTAGAGTACCGTGTAAACTATGGATCTTGTTAAAATATAAATTATGATGGTAATAGAACCTAGAATGGATATTGAAGATAAAGTAGTGTTAACCAAAACAGCTAACACACTTAGCGTTGGGTATGAGGAAGATGTAGTGGGTCCTGATGTAGTTACAATTAGTGCGTCTATATACATTCTCATTCTTCCTCCTGAAGGACAGATGGAACCCGTTATTAAAACTCCTGTGTTTTTAGATAACTTCTATGTTAACGAGGCTGACCTACCCGGAACAGGACCTCTCAAGGACCGCGTTGTAGAATACGTTTGCAATGTTTGGTCATTAACTTTAGCTAATAATTAATAAATATAAAAACAAAAAAAATGGTACTAACAACAACAGTAAACAGTATGCTTACTGCAATCTCAGAAGATGGGATGACTGACGTAGTAAAAAGCGCAAGTTGGACTAGAACAGCTACAGAAGTAGTAGGCGAAGGCGAAGAAGCTCAGACCTATACAGCTAGCTTTCCCGGTGTAACTCCTTTTAGCGCACCTGATCCTGCTTCTTTTACTCCTTACGAGGATATCACAGAAGAGCAAGTGATTGGTTGGATTGATTCAAAAGTCGATATGCCTGCTATAGATGCTAGGTTGATTGCTGACGTGCAGAATCAAATCACTCCAAACATTGTAGTACTTCCTTTGCCTTGGGCGCAACCAACAAATAGTTAATTATGTCAACGATTAATTCTTACGCAACCGACAACAATGTAACCTATGCCGATAAGCTTATCGGTACAGACGCTGAAGATAGCAACAAGACCAAGAACTTTACAGTAGGTGATATCCTAGCTTTACCATTACCGAGCGTACCTGTATATGCGAATAACGCAGCAGCTCTTCTAGGTGGTTTAGTGGCAGGGAATGTATACCGTATCACAGGTACTGACTATCTTGGTGTTGTTCATTAGTTCGTAAAAATATTGTATATTTGTATAAATACAATTAAATGAATACGAATCAGTTAACGACAGAAGAATTAAAACAGCTTCAAGATTTACAGGCTGACTTCACAAAGTCTAAGATTGCTCTTGGCGATTTAGAACTAGAGAAGCAAAATGTTATTAAGCATATTGAATCTTTGAAGATGGTCTTTGCGGAAAATGAAAAAGCTCTTATACAGAAGTATGGAGCAAATGCTGTTATTAATATCAAGACAGGAGAAGTTACTCAAAAATAATCCTAGTATGGACATTCGTAAAGTATCTATTGGACCTGACTATAAAGGAGGCGCGATGCATTATATCATCGGGCAAGATGTTGTTGGTGAAAACAATAAGATACACCTCATTAAGTATGATGAGGAGAAAATGTCTATCAAGATTTATATAATAAACGAGAAGCAAGAGGTGATGCTTTGGAAAGAGTTTACCACCTCTATGCCTATCGCAATTGAATATAATATAGTGTATTAATGAGATCTCCATTCTACTTCATCGCTAAGCCGTTGAAGGGGAAGAGATACGACAACACAAAAGATGTAGGAGGGATAGAACTTATTATTAGTACGTCAGAGGAAGATCATAAGTTCTCAAATAGGTATGCTGAAGTCGTAGAACTTCCACTAGGTTATAATGGTCCAATCGAAATTGGAGACACCCTTCTCGTCCACCATAACGTCTTCAAGTTTTATAATGATATAAAGGGGAGACAGAAGAGTGGCAAGAGTTTTTTCAGAGAGGATTTATTTTTTATAGAGCCTGATCAGTTCTTTCTATATAAGAAGACTGATACTTGGTATGCGTATGATAAGTATTGTTTTGTAAAGCCAATACCTGTCACAGACTCTTACATAAAGAAACCATTCTCTGAAGAACCGCTGATGGGGAAGATGCAGTATCCTAATGAGTATCTACTGTCGAAGGGAGTTAATAGAGGAGATATTGTTTGCTTTACTCCTGATAGTGAGTATGAGTTTACAGTAGATGGTGAGAAGCTTTACAGAATGTTTGATCACCAAATAACAATTAAATATGAATCTATTCCTAAAGGATGATGTACTAAAAGACCCACATACTTATGTGAGAGAAATCTTTAAGTACGGATTTCAAGATGTAAGCGATGGTGTTAATAACTTTAAAGGTATTCAACCTAGAGACCATCAGGATGAGTTTGCAAAGTATGTGTTGAGTTTTTTCTCAGGCTATGAAATAGCTTGGAACTTTGTAAGACAATCTCCTTTTGGACAACTTGAACCTAACTATGTGCATACTGATGAGATGATGGGAGATATTACTTGTATCTTGTATCTTAACGAGTATACACCTAGTGCTGATGGAACTACGATGTATGACAAGGATGGTATAGTGGCGTGTATAGTTAGTTCAAAGTTTAATAGGATGATAGCTTTTAATTCTATAACCCCTCACTCAAGAAACATCTTTGAGAACTTTGGAGAGGGAGAGAACGCTAGACTTATTCAGGTTATATTCCTAAGAAAAATAAGATGAGTAGAGACGTTAAAGATATTAAGCAAAAGATTATTGAGTCAGGGTATAAGGCTGTTGAGCATCTCATAAAGGTGGCGAATGAAGATATCATCAAACCAAACCCTGATGATGAGTTAGCTGCGGATAGGCTTAAGAATGCAGCAGCAACCAAGAAGCTAGCGATATTTGATGCGTTTGATATATTAAATAGGATTGAGGCTGAGAGAGAAAATATTGAAATGATAGAAAAAGGTGTCCAACGAACAGAAACAAAACAAGGCTTTGCGGAACGAAGAAGTCGTCTATAGTCTTTACGCTGTAGCTGATGGGTATGTATCCCAAAAAGTTATAGCAAAGAAGAACTCTTCGAGAGCTTGGAGCTATGGCTACAATGAACAGCACGACCTCGTCGTCATCTCTAAGACAGGACAGATTGGTCAGATCATAAATATCTCAGGTTTATTTATTGCGCTTCCCGCTGAACCTAAAGAGTCTCTTCAAAGAGACTCTAAGGCTGAGAAGCAGTATTGGGAAAGAGAAGAGTTGCCGAAAGAACTAGCTAAGATTCAGTCTATATTTCAATGGAACGAGATGCCTGCTGAGTTTAAAGATAGGTGGGTAGATTATATTGAGCGTCAGTTCGACTATAGAGAGCAAGGCTTTTGGTTTATGAACAATGGAGTGCCTACTTATATTACAGGGTCTCATTGGATGTACCTTCAATGGGCTAGTATTGACATTGGATATCCTGATTACCGAGAGGCAAATAGAATCTTCTTTATATTTTGGGAAGCCTGCAAGGCAGACCCTAGATGTTTTGGAATGATATATCTTAAGATACGTCGTTCAGGCTTTTCGTTTATGTCATCAGCCGAGTGTGTTAATATGGCTACACTTGCTAGAGATTCGAGGGTAGGTATTCTTTCAAAGACGGGTGCTGACGCGAAGAAGATGTTTACCGATAAGGTAGTCCCAATTAACAACCGTCTACCGTTTTTCTTTAAGCCGATTATGGATGGTATGGATAAGCCTAAGACTGAACTTGCTTACCGTGTACCTGCCTCTAAGATTACCAAGAAGAATATGTACACGCAGTCGGAGGAGGATATTGACGGATTAGATACTACAATCGATTGGAAAAATACTGAAGAGAACTCTTATGACGGAGAGAAGCTTCTGCTACTTGCCCACGACGAGAGTGCTAAGTGGGTTAAGCCAAACAATATCCTAAACAATTGGCGTGTAACTAAGACCTGTTTGAGGTTGGGTAGTAAGATTATCGGTAAATGTCTAATGGGTTCTACCTCAAACGCCTTAAGCAAGGGTGGTGATAACTACAAGAAACTATACGAGGATTCTAATATAGCTGACCGTAATGCCAACGGACAGACTAAGAGTGGGATGTACTCCTTGTTTATTCCGATGGAGTGGAATATGGAAGGGTTTATCGATATCTACGGAATGCCTGTATTCAGAAAGCCTGAGTCTCCTGTGAAAGGGGTGGATGGTAATTGGATTAGCAACGGAGCTATTGACTATTGGGAGGCAGAGGTTGATTCTTTGAAAAGCGACCCTGATGCTCTTAATGAATTCTATCGTCAGTTCCCTAGAACTGAAAGCCACGCATTCAGAGATGAGAGTAAGCAGGCTTTATTTAACCTGACTAAGATATACCAACAGATTGATTATAATGATGTAATGATTAAGGAGCATTACCTAACTAGGGGTTCATTCCATTGGAGAGATGGGATAAAAGACTCAAAGGTTATATGGTCTCCTGATGAGAGGGGTAGGTTTTTAATCAGTTGGTTCCCCGCTCCTAACCTGCAGAACAATGTTCACAATAGAGCAGGAGTCAAGTACCCCGGCAACGAGAGTATTGGTTCATTTGGGTGTGACTCCTATGATATCTCTGCTGTTGTGGGTGGTAGGGGTTCTAATGGATCTCTGCACGGGATGACTAAGTTTCATATGATAGACGCTCCTGTTAATGAGTTCTTTTTGGAATACATAGCTAGACCTCAGACTGCTGAGATATTCTTTGAGGAGGTGCTGATGGCTTGTGTGTTTTACGGTATGCCTATCCTAATAGAGAACAATAAGCCTAGGCTATTATACCATTTTAAGAACAGAGGTTATCGGCATTTCTGTATGAACAGACCTGATAGGCATTTAAGCAAACTGTCAAAGACAGAGAGAGAACTCGGAGGAATTCCGAATTCAAGCGAGGAAGTCAAACAGGCTCACGCATCTGCTATTGAATCCTATATTGAAAAGCACGTGGGGTTAGATATGACAGGCTCTTATCGCGACCCTGATCAGATGG